TGGCGCTGTGGCTGCGATGACGGCCGACCCCTTGGAAGCCCAGCCAGGCCAAGCCTAGCCCGGGCCCGGGTCAGTGTGGATTTGTTGACCCCGCAGAGCGTGGCCGCTGTCCTGAGTGGAACGCCGCGCTCGATCAGGTGCAGGGCTGCTAGGGTGGCGGGGGTCATTTGCCGGCCTTGGCGATAGCGGCGACGAGTTCGGGCTTGCCCCACTTTTGCAGGATCATCACCCCTTGCTGCCGACCATAGATGCGAAGCTGGCGGATGGTGAAGCTGTTGAGGTAGGCGATGCGGTCCATTTATCTCTCCGGTTCAGGCCCCGCGACATGCAGAGCCCATGACCAGTAATGTACGCAAAGAGTGGCAGTGTTGTCTAGGTGCTTTCCCTATAAAAAAGATTGCACAAAGCGCTATGAATGGCGTACATTCTCCACATCGACAACGCACCGGAGCAGAGAACATGACCACCATCACCATCAACGGCCAAGCGTTTCAAGTCGTCGGCGTCAAGCTGTTCACAAAGGACGGCAAGCAACGCACCGAACTGAAGCTGCGCAAGCCCAGCGGCAAAAAGTTGTTCTTTGCGGTTGTGTATGAAAACGGCGCAGTTAGCAGTGCGGTCACGCTGTAAGCCGCAACCGGTGACACTCCGTCACCAGTAGCACGACACATCACCCAAGGAACATCATGAGCAACCGCACAGGCAAGAACGACGCCCAGCACGTACAAGCAGCCGCCTACCGCAAGGGGCTTTATTGCGTCAGCGACCTGATCCCGATGTTGCCGCCCATCGTCTTTCAGGACGTGTCCGGCCGGAAGGATCAAGACGGAATGCGACTCAGCCCCGTTGCGGCCTACACTTGGGCCGAGGCTCGCGAACAAATCGACGCCTATGATCAGAAAGCAGACCACCCCAAGTCGGCAACGCCTCGCAGGCACGCAAGCAGCGACGCTCGGTTTTTTGCCGCGATCAATGCGTCGATGCAGTGATCTAGCACAAGCCCGCGCCAGCCGATACAATGCGCCATGACTTGTGACGACAAGTGAGCGAGCACTAACATGCCGCGCCAAAGCAAGCGAACGCCGGAGGTAGAAGCGGAAATCCTACAAAGGATGTCCAAAGGCGAGCCGCTGGCCCAAATCTGTCGCGACGCGCATTTGCCGGACATGAGCACCTGGAGAGAGTGGTGTCGCGCTGACGAAAGCCTAGACATCGCGCACGCGCAGGCGCGCGACAACGGCTTTGACGCCATCGCTGCGGACGCGCTAGAGATTGCCGACGACGACCGCCGAGACTGGGAGCCGATCAAGGACGCCGATGGCGTTGTGGTCGGCGTGAAGGTGGACGGCGAGCATGTCACGCGGTCTAAGCTGAGGATTGAGACGCGGCTGAAGCTACTGGCGAAGTGGGACCCGAAGCGCTACGGCGACAAGCTGGCGGTCGGTGGTGCCGAAGACTTGCCGCCGATTGGACACGCGCACAGCTTGAGCGATGAAGCCTTGATGGCGATTGCAGCCGGCAAGAAGCCGTGACCCCGCAGCAAGCGGCATCGGTGCTGCTAGAGCGCAGGGCTTGCCGGCAGTCGCTGGTGTCGTTTGCTTCGCGCGTGCCTGTCCCTGGCTCGCCGTATGAGGACGCAGACGAGACGGCCAGAATCCCGCTGATCGAGACGCAGCAGGCCGAGCATCACAAGCTGATCTTGGCGGCGATGCAGCGGTGCATGTCCGAGCGACACGGCCGTTTGATGGTGATGGCCCCGCCTGGCTCCGCGAAGTCCACCTATGCAAGCGTGGTCGCGCCGGCTTGGTATCTCGGCACTGGGCAAGGGCGGCGGGTCATTTTGGCGAGCTACGGCGACGACCTCGCAAAGCGGCACGGACGACGGACGCGCCAGCTACTGCGGTCGGCAGAGACAATCGGCGTGCTTCAGACCGAGATCCTGCCGGAGTCACGCGCGGCTGATGACTTCAGGCTTGCGAACGGGTCCGAGTACCTAGCCTGTGGAGTGCTTGGCGCTGTCACTGGCAACCGGGCGCACGGGCTCATCATCGACGACCCGATCCGTGGCCGCGAGGACGCCGACTCGCAGACGATCCGGTCGAAGACGTTCGCAGCGTATGAGGATGACCTCAAGACTCGCTTGATCCCTGGCGGCTGGATCGTCATCATCAGCACGCGCTGGCACGAGGACGACCTCTGCGGGCGCATCCTGCCGAGCGACTGGTCCGGTGAGTCAGGCCAGATCCGGTGCCGAGACGGACAGACATGGGAGGTGCTCTGCATTCAGGCTGAGTGCCAGACGCACAGCGACCCGCTAGGCCGCAGGATGGGCCAGATGCTGTGGCCGGAGTGGTTCGATGCTCGCCACTGGGACCAGTTCAGGCTCAATCGTCGCACTTGGTCGAGCCTGTATCAGCAGCGCCCCGCACCAGACGAGGGCGTGCTATTCCGCCGCGACGACATGGCGACCTATGAGAAAGCGCCGGGCGGGCTCATGGTCATTGGGGCCAGCGACTACGCCGTGACGCCGGATGGCGGAGACTGGACCGAGCACGGCGTCGCAGGGATCGCACCGGATGGCGGCGTCTACCTGCTCGATTGGTGGCGCGGACAGACCGGACCCGAGGAGTGGATTGAGAAGAAACTAGACATGATCGCCACACACAACCCGCTGGCTTGGTACGGCGAGACTGGGCCAATCACCAAGGCCGTCGAGGGCACGCTTCGGCGCCGGATGGGCGAGCGTCAGATATTCGCGCGGATGGAGTGGCTCCCGCACATCGGCGACAAGGCGGCCAAAGCGCAGGCAATCATCGCTCGCGCTGGTGCCGGCCGTCTATTCTGGCCGCGTGCAGCTTGGGTGCCCGAGCTGCAGCGGCAGTGTCTTGTGTTTCCGGCTGGGTCGCCCGACGACGGCGTTGATACGCTGGGCATGCTGGGTCGAGGCGCCGACAAGATCGGGGCGGGCATGTCGCGCAAGTCAACTGGCGCGGTCCTGCTGCCAGGCTCAAGCCTTGGCGCCTTCTCTCGCGGTTGACTATCGCCTAGCGCCGCGTGATAGACTGCCTGCATTGCCCACGGCGGGCTAGTAGGTGCTCTCATGCCCATCCTCGCGGCCAATAGCTCTCTGGTGCTGACCCTCACTCCAGGGCAGCGGCTGTCATTTCTGGTGGGCTCCGGCACGCTTCAGGTCGTCCCGCCTGAGCCTGCGAACATCGGGCCGGTGTTCCTGCCGATCCAGGTGGGGCAGAGCGTTGGGCCCTGGGATGTCACGGTCCAGTACCTCATGCGCACGACGCAAGAGACGGACTACAGCATTTTTGACCCGGCGCAGGTGCCTGCGCTGTGGTCGAGTGCAGCCGGGACGGCTCTCGTGCGACCGAATGGCAGCGTTGCCCCGGTGTCTTCGCAGACGGTGACATGGGCAACGCGGCCGACAAGCCCGTCGCTGTTCGATCAGATCTTTGCCACCGACATCGGCCCGAATGGGGCCTACTTCCAGTGGAACGGCACGCGCTGGAAGGTGCTGTATCCGACCGTGATTGCTGAGACAAGCACGCTTGTTGCTGGCGTGGCTCAAACGGCTGATCAGTATTTCACTGCCGCGCGCCTTGGACCGTTCCCGCTTGGCCTTTTCGGTGTTGGCGACGTTCTCCAGTATCACATCGGCCTTGGCAAGGCTGGCACGACCGACACGTTCACGGCTTTGTCCATCCGAGTCGGGCAGAACGGAGCGATTGGTGACTCGGCGGTGCTGCAAGCCACGATTTCTTCGTTCATGACCGCGGCAGCGCGCAGCGGCGGCATTGAGAAGTGGATGCGCATTGAGTCGGCCACGACGATCCGCGGATTGGGCGTCAACAACGCGAACAGTTCGTGGAACAACGTCAACATTTCGGGCGCTGCGGCCGATGCGACGCAGACCATTCCGAACATCACGACCGTCCCGCTGTTTGTCGGCCTGAGCACCACGATGAGCGGCGCGACTGACGCCCCGCAGATCGCCTATCAGCGCCTGACGCTGTACCCCTGATGTCCGCAGTTCGACCGCCTGCGCCTGTTGCTCCTGCACTGACGCTGGAGGGGCAGCCCGCCATCCCGCAGACGGCGAAGATTTCCCTGTCTGCTAGGCCGATCCGGTTCCTTCAGCCGCGAACGATCAATGAGATCACCTGGGTCCGCGTGGACAACGGCGGCAGCGGGTACGCGACGGCGCCTACCGTGTCATTCACTGGTGGCGGCGGGTCCGGTGCTACGGCTGTGGCCCGCATCCGTGGCGGCGCGGTGCAGTGCGTCGCAGTGCTGACGCATGGCAACGGGTACACAAGCGCGCCGACTGTCGTTTTCACGGGTGGCGGCGGGTCCAGCGCTTCGGCTACCGCGATTCGCCTCGATCCGCTGGCGTTCGCTCAAGCTGCCAGCGCTACGGATCTTGTCTGGTACTACCCGGGCGGCTCCTACACAATGGGCAATGCGTTTCTTGCGGCTGGCATCAGCGTGCAGGAGAGCATCAACGGTTTGGTCGACCGCATCGCCTCGCCCTCGGCGGCTGCTGTGTCGTGGGACGGCCAACCTGTGCCCGTGGCCTGGCTGATGCCGAGTGAGCGGGCATTCGGGGCCAGCTACCGCAGCGGCTACCTTGCGCTGAAGCGCACCGAAGCGGCAGGGTTGACCACGGCCACGGTCC